TCAGTCTCAGATTCAATAGTCAATGTATCAGGAAGAGTTATAAGTCCTTCCTTAAAGATACCCTGAACATATGCTCCTTCATCGAATATCTTCTCTTCAAGATCAAGTTCAGGAATCTCATTCCACTGAAGGAACTGACTGAATTGATTAATTGCTTCTGTAAACTGAGAAGTCTTTGTGAATAATTCGAAAGTATAGATACCATTGATCAGTTTGGTAAAATCATCGAAGTGATCTGCTATAGCATTAAGCATCTTGATACCAACATAACCGTCGATAGCAGAAAGCAATGCTTCGTTGTTCTGGTCAATGATTGTCTGATAGATACCATTCTCAGGATCAATCTTACTGATTGCTTCATTGATCATATTGATTACAGCTGAATATTTGGTTTCATCCTTTAACCAAGTAGGATCAATAGCATCAAGTCTTGTGATGATTCTTTCTATTGTTGGATCAAGATCATATTCCTCACCAACCGTAGGAAAGTTCTTTGTGGTAAATCCACTTCCAAAGAATTCATTCATTGCATCAATAGCAACTTTGATTCCATTGAAATAGGACTGTTTGATTATGATGGCATTATCCATACCCATAATATCAGAAACCTCCCTCCATTATAATAGAAAGAGCCTCTCTTCTGATATTATTCGTAAGCGGTACATGAATCTTAGAAAGATCCTGTTCGATTACGATAGCACCATTCTCAATACCCATGATTTCATCAGTTGAGAACTGGAAGGATTCACATACAACCCTCATAGTCTCATCCTGTTCACAGCAATACTTTGCAAGTTCCTTAAGGAATATTACGGAACCTTCCTGAACATGATGAGGTGTTATATCAGCTTCAGCACCAGCATGTGACGGGAAGTCAACCATGTCGAATGTGATAACTTTTGATACTCTCATATTAGGCTGATTCATTCCAGCATTGGGAATCATGTTTCCAAGAAGTCTTACTGAGAAACATGGTATTGAACCGATGTCAATGATTTCTGCAGCAACAGATCTACCACACTCAGTACGAGGATGGGTTGTGATATGAGCTCTGTAACGATCACCCTCAAGACGAGGTTTTGTAATGAAGTGTGAAGTTCTGATAGGTTCAGGAATAGTCATTCTGATATCAGTGTACTGCTGACCCTTGATATCCGGATTTGGGTGATTCCATTCACCTCTCCACTGATTACGACGAAGCAAGTCGTTGATACGTTCATCAGTTGCTATAACTGTATCTATGTTATTTGCATCATAACGTCTACGCATACGATTGTAGACATTAAATGTCATAAGAGTAGAATCAAATTCACAGATAGGGAGACCTTCACAAGATCTTCTTACAGTATAACCATTAACAGGGAGCTCTGAAGATACAGGTGCTTCCTGAACAAAACAAGCAGTTTCGTACTTGTTTGTCTGAGTACTCTTTAACGGCATAACTTTTCTCTCCTTTCATAATTAATATATAGAATAGATAGGTAACCCCATTGAGGGGTTACCCTCTCTAATCATTGTTTAGTGATCACTTGTTATACCAAGATGAAACTGTTGCATCGATTGATGCATCATAAGACTCCTGAACAGCCTTGTCGCGGTCAGGCTTGAGAGACTTCTTCTGTTCCTCACCAAGCTTACCGATACGGATTGTCTTACTCTGCTTAGAAGTCTTTTCAACATTATCCTTATTACGCATAATATTAGACTTCTTAACAGCAGCAGCACCTGTAATCACGAGTCTGTGGCCTGTGTCTATGCGGACAGACTTATTGTTGGAAACCTTTGTGCTGATATAGTCGACTGTGAGACCCTTAGCTGTAGGCTTGATCTTAACAGTACGAGTACGATCCTTAGCAGAATCAAGTGAAGCAAGCTTCTCTTCAAGCTGTTTATCATCCTCGATGCTGATCGGATCATCGTTAACATCAACAGTGAATTTGGACTTGGGTGTGTATATACGCTTTACAGTACTACCACCAAGGTATGTTCCACCTTCAAGGACATAGCAAACATCGTTGTCTTCGTCAACGAAAGCTTCTTCAACGATGTCACCAGTTTCTTCATCATAGAACTCAACGTATGCTGTATAATGTGTGTCAACGATATCAAAATCGTCATCAGCAGCATATTCGAGATACCATAATCCATCAGAATGCCGCATAAATTTTTTAGGTCCAAAGCCGTCCAATTTCTGTATTGCGATACCTTTACTGTTAATAACTTGACCCTTTTCATTTGTAGTAGCGTTACGATATTGACCCTTTGATTTAGCATAATCAAGTGCCTGTTGTGATGTGTAACCCTTGTTTTCTTCTGGTGTGATTACGGAATTTTCGGATTGTGTTTCGGTTGATGGTTCGCTTGAAGCTTCTGTCGACCCTGTCTCATCAGTAGGAGTTTCGGTCTGTTCGCCAGCAGCAGGAGTGTTTTCAACATTCTGCTCAGCTGGTTCCTGTGTTTCTGGAGCAGGTTCAGGCTTAGGAGTTTCTTCAACTTTCTTTATTTCAGTCTCAGGCTGTTCAGCGGTTCCCTTCTCTTCAACACTGGTAATCTGAGAATCATCACTAACACCAGCAGCCTTAAGAATATCTGCAATAACAGTATTGATCTGATTTGTACCGTCCTGAAGATTCTTAATAAATATAACAACCTCACTCATTGCTGACATGAATACGTTAACACTATTAACTGCTTCTGGATCAATGTGCCCAGCAAATGATTCCTCCTTATTCTGAGCACCAGTTTTTTTATCAGTGTCCTTCTTAGTGCTCTGAATAGCAGCTGAATAACTTGTCGTAAACTTCGAAACAGTATCCTGGTTAAAGGATTGCTTGAGTAATTCTGAATGAGTTTTGTAGAAGTTTGTTATCTGGTCAAGAGTGTATGTCTGTTTTGAATTGACAAAAGGTATGAGAACGAGATTCTTACCTATAGCAGCACGAAGCTCTTTCGAAAGCTTGTTCTTAACGCTATCATCCTTCGCATCAGCAATAGCTTTGATCTTGTCGTCAAGAGTGTTGAATATTTCACCACAACTCTTGAGATATTTGTCAGCCTGTTCGATATTAAGATTTGTCTCGTATGAAGGATTGTCTCCATCAGCCTTAAGATCACATGAAACAGAATCGGGGAAGTTCTGATTGTATCTCTTTGCAATCTTGTGAAGTTTACCAAAATGACTAGATATCCAGTCTTTGATAAGATTAAAGAACTTTACAGCAAGACCATCCTTACCACGGATCTTTGCGACGATAGCATCGATTGTAATAGCTGTACCACCAGCAGTTGTTACCCATACAGGCCACCTGATTTCACCATCCTCGTTAATGAACCAACCGGCTACTTTATTAGCAACCTTAGGCGCTGCTGAAGCAATCTTCTGAAGCTTTGATGCTTCCTCTGTCTTCTGGGGAGAGAAAGCCTGTGAGATTGTTTTGAATATGAATTTAATGAGGTTTATCGGAAGCATGAGAATTGTCTTGAGCGTTGAATTCTCCTTGAAAGGATGCTTGTCCTTATCTATCTGCTCAGCATTACCATCGGCTTCCTGCCAGATAGAATACTTCCAGATATCATCTGTATCAGCACAGTTCTCCATGATCATCATAGCCTTGTCTGCCGTATCAAGAAGAGAAAAAAGAACATCATTCGATGATTCGGTTACTATAGTATCTATGCTGTCAAGAATACTGTCCCTGAAAGATACTTCATTCATTTATATCACTCCTTAAAAATAAATTTTTATCACAATACTATTGTGATTTAATATATCGTCTTCATATATTAACCCTTAGCATCATTGATACGATACATCATGTATGTAGCAATGAAACAGATGTATGCTTTAACGATACTTGGATCAGTTTTATACTTCTTAGCCAATATAGTGATTACAGGTTTACCTGCAACGGCTCTGTCTATTGCCGTAGGAAGATTTGTTATTCGTGATATAAACTTAGAAGAATTTATATCAGCAATATCGTTTCCTTCTTTAACAATGAATACGTAGAAGATTGTATCTATAATCATTGCAATATCAGAAACTTCAATTGTTTGTGCGAAGTCGTATAATGAATCAACTTTAACATTCTTGATCTTAGCAATACCATTGTAGAGTCTTCCTTTTTCTTTGTACAACTGATCTCCGAGATTGATTCTTCTAACAAGATTCTGTCTGATCTTGGAAGTATCTTTTGTATCAAGATACATTTCATCTGAACCAACATCACCAGCAACAAGATTACCTTTCTCTTCAAGATTATCATAATATTGATTTGCAAGCAATCTCATATTCTGACGGAATGAAGAACGTACTCTATTGAGGAATTGTACAAGAGCATCAGGATTCATGTCCAATGCCATTCTAGGTCTCCATAAAGCAAATGCAACATCAATAGTCTGATCCAACCAGTTGATTACATTTTCTGCTTTAACGAGATTCCAGGAGTTATCAAGATTCATATATACGTAAGCCATGGTTCCTTCAACCGGATGTGGTGGATGGAAGAAATGATTGAAGATGTTGTTGTAAACTGAAAGACCCATCTGTTGACGAGCTGAATCTCTGAGTTTACGCATTTCAATCATATCTGAATATAACATGGCTATTGCATGAATTACATTAGTGGGAGAAGCAATGATTGTTTGGAAAGCAGTCTTATCATTTACACTTTTGAGGATCTCTTTGAGATCCTCTTTGAATTGCTTCTGTGTAAATCCAAATAGTTTAAATACGTTATCAACGTACAAACGTGGGAATGATACTGGTTTGGTAGGGAATTCTCTACTAAGCATTTCAGAATTAGCTTGTAAGAATTCCGTACCAAGCTGAACGTATGCTAAACGATTCTTTGGTTCATTGAGAACTTTTATAATCGGATCAGTTATAGCTTCTTTCAGTAATATAGAACCAGCATCCATTTTAGCTTCAAGAAATACTTTTGCTTCTTCCAGGGTATATTCGTCTTGTTCTAAAAAGAACATTCAACTCACCCTTTCATTGATTACTTGCGATTCTTCTTGTGCTTCTTGTTGTATGCCGGCTTCTCTTCAGATGTCTCTTCAGTAGAAGTAACTTCCTCAACATCGTTAACCTCATCAAGATCAACGATCTCTTCTGTTACTGCTTCCTCAACAGCCTCTTCGATAACTGATACTTCGTCAACAGGAGCCTCAACAGCTTCAACAGTTTCCTCGATAGGTTCAGCCTCTACTTCAGCAACAACCTCAACAGGAGTTTCAACCTGCTCAACAACCTTCTCTTCAACTACAGGCTGTGCAACTGCAGCATGAACAGCAGCTGTCTTAGGAACATCATTCTGTACACGTACAGCAGGCTTAGTTACATTGAATACTGCATCGATGTTAGCCCTTGTGATCCTTACCGGTCTATCAGCCATATAGACTGCAAGATTACGATAACCAAGAAGCTGGTTTGTTGTAGCCTTGTCTACATCTACACCATATACGGGAAGTGCAGCATTAAGCTGACGGATATAACCCTTACCAATTACATTTACCTTCATTTTTAAATCTCTCCTTTTAATTATTATTATTCATTACTTGTCTGATGTTGTTGTATGAGTAGTATGAAGGAGATATAAGATCTGTCTTCAATCCCATAGCAGAAAAATACAAATCAGCTGCAAGTAATGTAGGTTTATCGAATGCATTTGTTTTTACATTCTCGAGTTTAACTGAACCGGTTTCAGCTATTTCCTTAAGCATATTCTCATACTCCTGGACATTATCTCCACGAGCTCCTGAGATTTCTGCAAGTACTTCTTTAGCACCAGTACCAGCGAGAAGTTCATTCTCAATACCAGTAGTGGTACCACCTTTAGCATCACCTTTAACAGCACCAGTCATTTCATCACGATTTTCATCGTTTATAGCAAGACCGGTTTTCTTAGTAACAAGCTGCTGTGTTCTCTTGATGTTTAACCATCCAACCAGTACAGGCTGTTTAGTTCTTACTGGTCTATTAGGATTACTTGATATATGTGGAATATACACATACTCAAATAATTTAATATTAAGAAATTCAGCAGCTTTTTCTATGTTACGGAAATCGAGTTTACGTTTTCCGTCACCGAACTCTTCGATGTCTAAACGAATATTACTTTTCTCATCAGCGAGAAAACCTGTTATCCATTTAGAGAACTGCTGATCACTCATTGTTTGGAACATATTACGATACTTCTTTGCATTAATACCAGTAGGATCTAAACGAAGCAATGTTCCATCAATAAGATCCTGTATCTTCTTACGTTTATCAGTCAATGTATTTCAGCTCCTTCTTAATGGATAAATTGTTTTCTGATGTATAAACGCTGTAACTTGTCATGTGTTATTCCGATAACAACCTTGGAACCTTCGTTACCATACGTCAGAGTATCAGTACCAGAGATGACAATGATTAATGCATCATTGCCATCTGTCATGGTCTGCATTGAGATATCTATATCAAAACCTACCATACCAACGATACTACATTGGTCTTCCAGTTTTGATTGAATCTCACTGATGATCTTTTTATCATCAGAATATCTGAAGAGATATGATTCGATATCTATACCAAGTTCAGGTATAGAAGGATACTGTCCAGGTTTCATGAATAACAATGTGAGTATAATGTTGATTCCTGATTCAAAAGATGAAAGGACTTTTGGTTTATACATAGAATCGTAATCAAGAGCGACATCGTATTTTAAATACTGGAAATTTTCAGGATATTTTCCAGAGACTTCATCAAGCCATATTCCTTTTGTATCAAGAGCCATATCTCTTCATCATATCCTTTCTCACTCAGCAAAAACGTTCTTGATTGTGGCGAACTGCTCTTCAATAGCACAAAGGATCTCAACGTTATTCATCAGCTCTTCCAGACTTGCTTTGAGCAATACACTGTTCATAGATATTTCTTTATCATTTATTTTTTCAAGCTTCTCAGAAAATGCTTTGAGTTCCTCAGTGAGATCAAATCCTGCTTTATGTGCTTCGATTTGCTTATCTTCTATTTCTGATATTGAACCATTATCCCAGTCCTTAACATCATCAGAACTTGAAACGAAGGTTAACTTTCTACCACCAGAAAGCTTTTTCTCCATGTCATTTAATATCTTATCAACATCCTTTTGATTAAATGACTTTATCTGTTCATCACTCATTTTGGAAATTGCCTTTTTCCATGTATCAAAAAAGATGGTGAAATCATTGAAGAATATGTTTGTTGCGATCTTGCCATTTTTGAAGTAAGCCACACCTATTCCGATATTGATACCTCTGAAATGAACAGTGGTCATTGATGATCCTTTTATCTTCTTTCCCTTTATGGGTTCAGCACTTGCCAGTTTTATCATGGCATCATCGATAGTAACATTGACACCTTTCTTCTTTGCTGATTTGATTAAAGCTGTACTTTTTGTTGATTCATTCTTTGGATCATCATTGAGTATCTCATTGACAACCTCATGAACATGCTCTTTTTCAGCATCAGAAAGTTTATTTGTATCGGACTTCTTGAGTTTTGCTGAAACAACTTTAACGAGCGCCATGATGAATCTAGGAATGGCTTTGAGTATTGTAGCTGCTTTACTCTCATCATCCTTCTTCATCTTATTCATCTCATCACCGATAGCTCCTTCCTGAACAACGAAGATATCAACATCTGTTTCAGTATCACAATTTTCAAGAACCATTGTGAACTTCTCTTCGATATCGTTGACAGATGATACAACAGCGTATTCTGACTCAGCTACTGAAAGATTTATATCCTTGATATTGTTTGTGATAATTTCCTTCATGAAGAATCACGCCTCTCTGAATTACTTATTATACCATGAAGATACAACTGGATCAACTGGTTCATTGGTTTCTTCAGTATTTGCTGATTCCTGGGTTACTGTTTCACCTTCATGAACTTCTTCAACCGTTGATTCTTTAGTCACACTATCATCTTCAGCTTCGTCTTTTTTCTCAGACTCATCCTCGATTTTCTTATCATCAGCATCATCGTCGGTAGTTTTATCTTCATTTTTCTTTTCGTCGTTATTCTTATCATCATCCTTATTGGATTCTGCGTCAACGACATTATCATCTTTCTTCTTTTTATTATCCTTCTTGATAAATTCATGAATTGCATCAATAGGAATCATAACAAGTTTAACGATAGCCTGTGCAACCATCTTACCATATTCGATAAGCTGCTTGAGTACAAGTGTTGTTGCTCTTATGATCTTATCGATAACAGCAACACCGGTCTTCACAACAACATTCGAATTCTTTGATTTCTCCTTAAGGTTGTTACCCATTCTTTCAGCACATTTCTGCATATCGAACAGCCAGCTTGAAGATTTCTTGATGAAACCAAGAATACCTGTGAGTCCAACATCCTTGGCATTCTGACCATTGTACTTGTTGGCAAACTTTGTCATATCATTAATGGTCTTATCAAGTTCCTTGTATCTTCTGATTGTTTCCTCATCAGCAGTTACTGTACCGGAATCAATACCTCTTTTGAGTTCAGCGAATTCCTTATCGAGCTTCTCAAAGTTTTCAACGAATTCCTTTGTCATTGATACAGAACCATCTTTGGTTACACATACTTCGAAACCACGCCATGTTGTTACTTTCTTTGCTTCGGATGTATTTCCTTCACTGTCAGTAACTGTTTCTGTTGCCGGGCTGAAATGAAGAACAAGACCAGCACCAAGACCTGTTACAACGGATACTTTACAGATCTTAAGAAGAGCTTTTTCAAGCTTGATAAGCATCTGGCTCTTCTTTCCGTTTTTCTCATAATCATCAATGATTGATGAAATCAGTACTGCACGCTTCTTAGTAGCTTCATCATTATCTTGTGCTTTGAGTTCCTTCTCAACATTTTCTGTCTTCTTTGTGATTGTCTTGATTATTGCAGCAATGAATCTAGGTAATGCCATGATAATAGACACAAGGGCATTTTCATTCTCACCCTTCATCTTCTTCATTTCATCACCAATGGCTCCTTCAGTGAAGAAACCGAGTTCATCAACATCTCCGTTATAGGATTCGGAGAACATGCAATACTTGCTATATGCATTATCACATGCAACAAGTACGTCAAGCTGTGTATCGAGAGCACTTTCCTGTACTACATCGATAGCTTCAAGGGTATTAAAAATATTCTCGTTCATTTTAAAACATCTCCTTATAAAAATTAATCAGGTTTATTATTATCAGACTTGACATATATAGAATCAAAGTCTGTATAATTCTTATCCACTATCTTAAGATAATGAATGTTTGTTTTCTGGGTTTCATACTCGAGACGTCTATCTTTAAGATGTTCGATCTCTCGTAAGTGCTCCATTCTTGGATGAGTATTATCACTCTCTTTTATCTCCACTTCTAATGAAAGAGATGGAATATAAAAATCTGGAATGTAAAGATGTTCGGACCCATCTTTCCACTTATACCAATAATTGTTTGGTGATGGACAGATGACATCATTAGGGGACCAGTCAAGTGATTTTAAGTGTTTCAAGAAGTCCTCTTCATATGATCCAATGATCCTGAACTTATGTTCCATATCCCAAGAGAAGTCTCTGGCATTAGCATGATTAAAGATCATCTTACGTTGCATATCTGCTTCGTTTAAAAGATGCTCTTTACCATAAACTTTTACCATACGAGATTTCATCATCTTAACATATGCTTCTTTACATTTAGGATCATCACAGAGTCTTTCATACTTGAGAGTCTCTTGATTGAAATGTACTGGGTTTTTGCGGCATTGTGTACATATTCTTCCTATTGGTTTATTTACCAATAATGAATATGCCCATTCCAATCCTTCACAATCTTCTGGTACCTGATCATTGTGTTTGTACTGGATGTGCTTACAGAAGTGCTGTTTGTCTCGGAATATCTTACCACAAAATGGACAACGAGTGGCTCGCATTTAATCACTCCCTTCCTATTAAATATAAAAGTACATCTTAGCTTTCGGTTCCTGACGATATTTAATCAAAAAAAAAAACAAAAGCAAAGAGAAGGGGACGTTAGTCCCCTACCTCTACATCGATTATTTCGATCTCATCATTTGATTCAACCGGGTCTTCTGACGTTAGTTCTTTTATAAGATTTGGCCAAAAGTTGCGATGGAATGAAACAATATATGATGGGCTTCTGAGTCCGACAGTTGCCAACTTTAATGTTGTTTTAATAATATTCTTTTTAGTATCTGTCATAACGATTCCTCCTTTAGAATCTTGAAGTAATAATGTTGATCTCGTATGATTTTGAAGATTGAAATTGATATACTCTCTTTCTTTCTTCATATTAATAATATATATTTTGAAAGTTGAAATAATAGCCGGTAGCATAGAAATCTCGGTTAGTATACAAAAAATTCATATAAAGAATGTTGATGAACGGAATGATAATTCCCTACAAGTATTATTTAAGGGACTTTAAAATTTTAATGAAAAGGAGTTGAAAACCCATGGCTGAAAAGAAATCAATTTATGAATCTCCAAAGCATAAATTTGAATTCAAGAAGGGTTTCATGGATTCATTTGATGTACTGGTTAAGACATATTCAGATGCATTAGCAGCACTTAATAAAGCTGCAACTGGTAAAGAATTCAAGTCTGAATACGGTATATGTGCTAGTGCATATAACATGCGTTATGTGACACCATCAAATATTTCCACCTATATCGGAAATCTCATCAAGGGTATTAAGAGTGGTCTCTTTAAGGATAGAATCGGTGATGTTGAAATATTCACTGTAGAATCCGTTAAGAGATTCATGACTGAGAACGGATGTGAGCCTTTCGATGATGATGCTCAGGTTGGTGATGATCATTCAACAGTTACACCTAAGGAGATGACATTAAATGATCTGATCATCCAGTGTGAGAATAACATTCCTCAGAATTGTGTATATTCTAAGGGTGAAGCAGCTGTAAGAGGTGAACTCATGCAGAAGGATCTGAAGAAGATCAATGACATGCATTTCGCTGCTAACATCAAGAAGATCACTAACAGCATTCCTAGTATACTCGAGAAGAGTGAGGATGGTCCTGGTATACTTGGTACACCTGCATATCTCATGATATTCGAAAGATTCCTCGAGGAACTGATGCTTACGGCTTGTTCTATCAATATCATTTGTGTACTGAATATGTATGCATACATTCATCCATCAGTAGAATATGCTAGAACTGATGTGGATGGTGAAGTTGTTACTGAAGCATATATGTGCAAGACCAATGACTACATGATCAGAAGCAGAATACCTTTCAACTGCAATCTCAGAGATGTTGCTCTTCAGGATGTTACACCTGATTTCAAGGATCTCCATGATGCAGTTCATTTCATTATGAAGGATGCTCGTTCTCCAATAGCATTCCTCGTAAACAAGTATGCTACAGAAGATATCAATATGCATTGTGGTGACTGTGAACTCGTCGCAAGAATGTTTGTTGGTGGTAATCATAATTGTTGTTGTCTTGATAATACAACAATGCTCAAGGACGGTAGAACTACAATGACATCCAATCCGAATGTCGATGTAGCTGACTTCGAGTCTTCTACTGGTTGGCTTGATACTATCACATTCGGCAATAACTATCTGGATGGAAACTACCGTAGAGATGCTGTAGGTAATAACAAGGTTCATCCTATAATGAATACTCTTGATATGATCTACAAGATGTTCAGTGGTTGTGAATACAAGACCAACGAAGAGCTTGCTAATAACATTCTCAGAAATGTTTGTCTCATGAAGGGTATCATCCATAACTACAGAGATGGAAAGCCTCTTGAGAATTATGATCTCACCAAGGATGTACTTGTTCTTATTGGTGAAATCATCACAAGAAACATGCTCAGACTTTATTACAATAATACACCTGTTGTATCATATACTGATGATATGACAAATGCTGGACCCATGCCTATTATTACAATGGAAGAATTTGTAATGGAAGCAGACGCTGGTACTGGTAATGCTAAAGAAACACAGCCACAGACAACAGTATCACTGAATGGTCAGCAGGCTAATGCTAATAAAGCTGTAAATGGTTCGGGTATCCAGGGATTCGTTAAGAGACTTATTCAGTGGATCAAAACAGAATTCTCTAAGTTCAAAGGTAACTTTGATAAACAGTATGCTGCTTATATAAAGAAAGTCACCGATAATGATAAACTAAATAAGGAAATTGAAGCTGCTATCAGCAAAGGGGAATTCAATCCCGTTTTATCAGGTCCTAATTATAATGTCGGACTTGGTGAATTTTCTGAATTTAAAGGTTTCAGAGATCTCATTGGAACAACTAATGCCAAGGAAGCTGGTTCATCAGTTGATATAACCCTTGGAGTTCTTGGTGTAAAGAAAGAAACTAACATGGCTATTGCTGCAAAGACCAAGAACATGAAGGATGAAAAGGAAAAGGTTAAGTTCGTTCAGGATTCCCTCGAGAACTATCTGCTTTATAATGGATCAATAGAACCCAAGAAGTATGAGAACGTGAAACTCACTGTTGATATGTGGAGTGGTGATAACGGTATCATCAGTGATCTCACAAACTGTTCAAGAGCTGTAGATGATTTACAGAAGAAATTTTCTAATAATATCACAAAGGCTGGAGAGGATCTTGATAAGAACACAGGCACTTACGGTGACAAGGCCGATATTATACGTCAAGGTATTAATAACGCAACAGCTGCATCAAGACAGTGTATGGTATCTCTCGGTAGCAAATTCTTCAATGAGAGATATAAGACATACATGCAGATTATTCAGCTTTACACCCAGTCTCATAATGCAAATGCAACTAATGCAGATACAACTGGTGCAAAACCGCCGGTAGAACAGCCTGCAAATCAACCCACATAAGGAAAGGAGTGATAGAACATGATTAAGCCTATAGAAGAAGCAGCTATTCAGCCAATCAAACCTGTACAGACTCCTAATATTGCAAAGGATATATCTGCAGCTAAACAGGCTGGAGCTGAAGCAACAACAGCTGCTAAGACAGAAACTCCAGTAACTGAAATGGCCAAGACCATAACAGAGATGGTTGATAATTCAAAGGATCTTGTAACAGCTCTTGAGAGTGTTGGTGCAATGTATGGTATTCCATCATCACATATAATCAGTGACTGTGATGCAACGGGTATTCGTGTTGAGAATGATACAATCATTGCTCCACCTGTACCTGCTAAGAACCAGACTAAGCCTATCATCCAGGCTATCGGAAGCGTTCTCGATTACATCTCTCAGAGAATCGATGATAAACTTGATCAGTATCAGATGAACAACATCAACGATGGTAGACTTGAAACCAAGATGAACAGTTACAATGATCCCATCAAGGGTAAGTGTATCGGAGTATACAATGCTGATGATGGTTCTGAGATCAGAGCTTATGATTCAGGAAGAGTTGATGTTCCTCCCACAGAAGCAGGTAGAGCTAAGGTAGAAGAACTCAGAGCTTCTAATACTATACCTACTTTTGATCCTGATGCAAACGTTAAGAAGCCTGGTGATGAATACTTCAATGATGAAGATATTGCTGCTGGCATTGATACAAATGCTTCTGCTACACAGGAATCTGATTACATCGATTTCGAAGTAAACAATATTCCTGAGAAGATCCAGGAGTCTGCTTATCATGTTAATCTCATAAGCAAATACAATAATACTACACATCTCGGATATGATGTACTTACTAAGCATGGCTTCAACTTTGTTAAGCCAATCGATTCTGTAGTAATGGAATCTGACGTTGAAGAAGGTAGTACAAAGATATCTGCTAGTGATATCAAGTATCTCAAGTTCGATAACTCTGGTATCAAGGATGCTGTCAAGTATTTTGGTAAAGCTAGAGATGCACAGGATAATGTCAAGAACGGCGGAATGGACATCCAGAAGTTCATCAATGATCCTAACTATGAGAAAGCAATTGATGCTCTCAATAAGCAATTCAATTGTAGAATCAATATGAGATATTCTTCTGCTAAGGGTGGTGACAATGTTTCAACATTTGCTCTTAACAAGGAATACAAGAAGAAGCTTACTGTTTCTAAGTCTAAGGGATTTCAGCTTGGTGGTCAGCCTATAGATATCTTTGTATCTGGTCACTTCTTTGAGAATGCTTCACCCAGTAATGAACTCTTTGGACAGACAATGGTTTCTGTAATTCTCCATGAGATGTTCCATAACATTGCTGCTATCATGAGAAGTGAAGCAGTAAATGCTAACATGGGTCTTATGATGACAATGAACGTTGCTGCATCAGCTAAGACTGCTAAGGATAAGAGAATCATTATCACAAACTACGTTGAATCAATTGCTGATTCTGATAAGGGTGGTAAGATCTATAATCGTGCTGTAAAGAAGAAGATGATTAAGAATCTTACATCTCTTGCTGCTGTAGCTGATAATGAGAAGGTAGCTGGTGAAATGCGTAAGACCATCGGCAAAACAAATCCTGATGAGTATATCAATAACCTGATGAAGCTCTATAAGGATTCTACCGAAAAGGAAAACAAACGTCAGAACAGTTTCAAGAAGAAAAACATCTTCGGAATGGTTGCTGCAGCAACTACAATTGTTGCTGGTATTGTTATCCCCGCTGGTACTATCACATCAATCGGTGCTATGACTGTTGGTGGTTTAGCATTCCTTCTGAACCTTGGTGAGTATAAAACAACTAAGGATTCTCTTGAGAAGATTCATGCTGAATATGCTAAGTCAAACAAGTTCGAAGAATACTACTGTGATCTGTTTGCTGGAATGTATGGTCTTCCTGTTACATTCTTCATTGGTGATAAGAAGTACAAGATGACAGCAAACGATTTCAAGAGTGAAGATCTGAATAAACTTGCTCAACTCGAGAAAGAATATCATCAGATGGCTCTTAGTAGTTATCCTTCTAATCTTGAAAGAAACCGTGCTGGTGTCAAGATCGCTAAGGATCTTCTTGCTAACGGAGATCTTGATGAACCCATGAAGAAGTATTGTCAGTGGATCGTTGATAACTTCTCAAATCTTGAGAATACAAGCATCGATACTATATACAACAATACCACTTATGATCCTAAAGAAGCTGAGAATCTCGATAAGCATCTCGAAGATCTTATAAATGACAACAACATCGTTCTTACTGAATCATACGTTCAATGGATGAATGATGAAGAAATAATTTGAAGAAAGGAGGAATCCTTATATGTCAATTATTACAGAAAACCTGCTTTCAGATATCGATGATCTTGACGATATCACACTTGAATCAATGCTGGATGTGTATTCGTCATTATCATCACAATACGAGAAAATCATGACAATGAATGATGGATCAATGGATATTGTTATGGAGGGTGATGTAATCGATTATGCTACCGGAAAGAATACTGTCGATAGTGGTTTGAAGAAGATACTTCTGTTCTTACCTAGACTTCTTATTGGTATAGCTAAGAGTATCACTGGTACCTTTTCGAAAGATTATAAAGCTGAAAAGGATGAAGCTTATAAAAGAGCTGAAGAGAATCTTAACATTGCTGATGAAGAAGACCTGAATGCTGCAGTGGATGAGGTTAAAAAGATAACCGAAGGAAATATGGAGTTTGATCCTAAAACCAAGAAGCTTTCAATAGTTGGTAAATTCAAAGATTATCGTAGAAAAATCAAGACTGCCAAAAAAGCTAAAAAGATATTCATACGTATCAGAAATGAAGCAGTAAATGCTAACACCGACTACAAGGCTCTGGCTTCAGAAGTATCATCAATCATAAAAGGTGATAAGAAAATGGATGCTGTCACGACAGCTATTACTCTTGAAGCACTTAACACAGCACTTGATGATGCGAAACTTGCTTCAGATGGTATAGGTGATATCGCAAAAGAAACTTCTGCGGTTCTTGATAAAAAAATCAAAGAGGAACTTGCCAAAGGTGATAAGGCTGATAAAAGCAAGCTTGATAGCATGAAGCTCTTGTCAGATCAAATATCTTCTGTTGCTGGTGATATCCATGGTATGGCAAAATTCGGAAAATTTGGAAAAGGTGTAATTGACTTTTTCGGACAGGATGCTTCACGTGCTGTAGGTAAATATACCCCCTTTCTAAGACATACCAAAGGTTTTAAGAAAATGGCTATGAAAGGCGCGACTGGATCAGAGAACTTTGTCAGAGCCCAAACAAACCTTGGTAAAAAAGCTGGTGGTGGTATTCTTAGAAAAGCTAAGAATTTCATACATGATGCTGCAGATTTTGGAAACCCGAAATATGCTGATGCTGAATCTAAAGAGAAGATGACTGAAGCTAGGGTTCGTGGTAAAGCTAAGAAGGTAAAAGATCTCGAAAAACAGCTCAAAAAGAATAATGTTCCCGGTTTTGATAAAAATCTCATGAAGAAGAATATGGGAGACATAGCTATACAGAAACTTGATGAGAAAAATAATTTTGGTCTTGATATTGAGAAAGAGCTTGATGAAAAGATCGCAAAACTGGAAGCAGAGCTTGAGGCTAAGAAAAATAAAACCTAAGGGGGTATAATCATGCCTAGTAAAAAGGAAAATGAAACAACTGAAGTTGCTAAAGTAGCTCCTAAGAAGAAGGTAACTCGCAAGAAGAAGGAAGTTGTAGAAACACCTGTTGAAACAACTGAATTTGATCTTGAGTGTTCTAACGGTAAGGGAGAAGACGAATAATATTCCGGTACAGCCGGGGAATAACCCCGGCTGTATTATCATTATATGAAAGGAGAGTTGAATATCTTGAATACTGAGTTAACATTATCCATATTAGACGACATTGATGAGAGTACATCTGATTCTGTATTCTATGTCATTGAATCATATATGGATATGCTCGACAAAGATATGATGATCTTTACTGAGTCTTCTAAAAAGAATGCTGATATGAGTATTGGTGATATGATGAAAGAATATTCTAAGAATGATTCCAACAAACTTGTCACTGCTATTGCATTCATTCCTCGTCTTATAACTGCTATTGCTAAATCCATCAAGAACAAATTGGCTAAAACCAAGATGGGTGAAGTGTTTTCATCAGTGAATAATTATTGCAATGATGTAAAATCAGCTAAAGAGAAACGGAAACGTGTTGAGGAAATAAATAGTAAAGTAAAACAGTATGGTTTTGAGTTTTACTATGATGAAGTAAAAGACAAGATTCGTCTTAAGAAAAGCGGTAAAAGATTTCTAATTCTTCTGAGTTGGTTAAATGCTTTCATTTTAACAACATATGCTATGGTGAAACGTTTAAAGACTGCTATAGAAAATAAAGATCAAACAGCTATAGCAAAACTCAAGAATGATTTCAAAAAACTGATATCCAAAAATACCAATGGTGAGCATGTGTCTGCTGGTGATATGATTGAAGATTCGTTGGATGTTATATCTGAAACAATTGGTCATATATTAAGTATTGCCGGTGAATTAACTGTTCTTGGTACTGGTATAACAGGATTATTTGAATACAAGAAGATTTTAGCAGCAGCTAAAGATAATCCTGATGATGCAGAAAGATCTAATAAATTCTATAATGACTTGGCTGAGACATCGTCATACATAACAAAGATTGTTGGTATTATAACAGCAGCTATTGGTTCGTTAACAGTAATAACTAAATGGGGTGATATATTTAAGGATATTCATCATCTCAATAAAGAAAACGCTGCTACCGAAGAAATGTTGAAACATCGTTTTGATGTTAAGGGTTACGCAAAGGATAATATACTTCCTAGCAAAAGACAGGAAGTTATTAATAAAGAACGTGAAGACTATATAAACGATGTCGAAGAAGCTTATAAACGAATACTCAGTTCAAAGAATAAAGAAGATACACCGGAGAATAGAAAGAAATATGTATCCAGTGGAGATCTTGATGACATGGTTGAAACCATTCTTCAGGAGAAAGGTCAAGCCCTCGAAGAAGAAAGACAAAAGAAATCAAATAATACTAGTAAATGAAGGAGTTGAATTTTATGAGCAACTTTACTAATTCACCATTGGTAGAATATACACGTATTTCTCCCAATAAGAATAATGGTAGATGGGATTGGGAAAATAATAAGCCCATTGATAAGATTACTAAGATCACCATCCATCATATGGCTGGCGTAGCTACTCTTGAAGAGTTTGGTAATATCGTAGCTAATCCGGCTAGACAGATGTCTTCCAACTATGCTATCGATAAGGATGCTAGAGTAGGTCTTTTCTGTGAAGAGAAAGACAGATCATGGTGTTCAAGTAGTGCTGAAAATGATTTGGTTTCAATAACTATTGAAGTATCAAACTCTTCAGTTGGTGGAAACTGGCCTATCTCTGATAAGGTATTGGCAAAGCTCATTGATCTTTGTGTTGATATCTGTAAGAGAAATGGTATACCGAAGCTTACATTCACTGGTGATACGAATGGTTCTCTTACATATCACTATATGCTAGCTCAAACATGCTGTCCTGGCCCCTATATCAGGAGTAAGACACAGTATATCTGTGATCAGGTAAACAAGAGACTTACTGGTACATCTAATACCACACCATCAGGAACAAAGGTTTCATATGTTAAACAGTTTAATGCTGGTACTGTTATCTACAAGACTCCTGGTGGTTATGCCGTTAATACCATTAAGACATATGGTGCATATACCATCGTAGAAGAGTCTGTTGCAAACGGTATCAAGTATGGTAAACTCAAGAGTGGTGCTGGTTGGGTTAAACTCGGTACTGCAACAGTTTCCAACGATATTAAAGCTGGTGACGTTGTAAAGGTTCTTGATCCTGTTATATATGGAACCAACAAGAGATTTACTCTTCTTACGGACAAATACTATGTACTCCAGATTTCTGGTAACAGAGCAGTTATATCTTCAAACAATAAGGATGTTACAGCTGCTATCGATAAGAAGTACCTCCAGAAAATATAAACATATTACAACCAGGATGGGTTTCATCCCATCCTGGTTATTTTAAAATAAAGGGAGTGAATAATATGAAAGAAGAATTAAGGGACTTAATAGCCGATATTGATAGTTCAGTACATGAATCAAAACTTGATACATTAGGTAGTATCTTCATCAATGAAATGAAAGAAGATATGCTAGATGAACATAATTGTTCTGTGTTCTTAGAATCACGAGTTCTAACAATAAAACCAATCCCAAAGGGTAAATCGTATAAAGATTATGATTTTATATCGCATGATACAACACAAGGTTCAAATAACAGGCAATTTGCTCAGACACTATATTCTTGGTATCGTTTATCTAGGATAAAGCATGGTAGCGATGGACTAAGATCAGAAGGGGATGAATACATTCCTCGTGGTGTTGCAAATGAAATGAAGTATCAATTAGCTTTGACATTACTGAAAGATTGTACTAAGTTTAAACCTAATTTCGCTAAAGTAATATATGTATCAGAAAATATTGGAAAATGCAAGAAACATGGTGAAGAGTATAATTCAGCACTAATATTTGTTGAGATTAATCTTCCTGATGGTGAATACATGTTTAGCTTACATTTACCAAGACCAACAGGTACATCATCAGCAAAAACATCGAAACATGTTAAGCAATCAAAAAAGAAAAGATTGGATGCAGTAATAGATTTGGAGAGATATAATAGTCCAGATGTAGCAAGATACGGTAATAATGACGTGTCAAAATATATTGAATTAGAAAATAAATATAATGATGCAATGCGGAATAATCGTACAAGTGACACGGCTTTGAATGCTTTGATAAAGGCTTTTGATATGTAAAAAAATAACGGGGAATATTCCCCGTTATTAATTTATATTTTTAGATCTTCATCGGATTCGAATATGAATATTTCTGATTCCGGAATATCATATCTGAATCTCCACACCTTAAGAATGTTTCTCAATTCACGTTTTCTTGATTCGAAACCGAGAACTTTGAATAGCATCAACAATTCTATTGGATTAAAACATAATGGCTCAATCATAAGAATCGTATTGTTGAATGTTGTGAATAGCCTTCGTTTACGAATATTAACAGGATCCGTTTCATACGTTGCTTTTGACATTTCACCATACCAAACAACGTTCATGTCAGGACATATTTCCACTTCTGATATAGTTGGTCTGAATGATGTTTCTTTTGATATTAGTGTATACTCATTCAAGTAGGATCTCAAAGTATATCTAACGTCTTTATCAATGTACAGTATTCTCATGAGGAGTCTGTAATCGATCTGGTCACCAACATAAGTGACCGTTGACAAAACTTTATTGATTATGATGTTTCCACAAACTCTTCTAGAGTTTGTGTCGTGATCTTGTCTGTCAAATGATATCGGATGTTTAATCCAATACTCTTCTTCTGATTTGTATTCCTGTGATAACATGACCATGTTCCTCCTTAAAAATGTAAAATGGTTTGTCTCGTATTCAGTTATAGCCATAACCTTTTCTTTTTAATAATAATATATATTTTAATAAAAGAAAATAATAGATTCGGCGGTAAAACCGCCGCACCCTCTCCGAGTTTATTTATATATTATTTCATAATATATAAATATAATATTAAACGGATGTTTATTAAAAATAATTAAATATATTATTTTCTGAAATTTGAAATAATATAAAGTTGATAAAATTAAAATTATTTTATCTTTTCTATTATTTTGATTTTTTAAACACATTTCATTTCACTGATGAAATGAAATACAAGTTTCATTCATCATGTTAAGTCATCAAGTTCATGTTCAGTTTCATTCATACTTGGGAATAGTTTTAAATTTAGATATATCAAAATTATTCAGATATTAAATTGAGGAAAACCCCATTAAAAACCGGGTTTTCCTCAAACTCCTTTCCTGGAATAAGATATAGGATCTACTGGGATTTCGTTTCACTCAATCCACAGTATCTCCATATCTATTATTTTTACTTTAAACGAATACATTATTCTGTTGGATTGGATGAACAATGTTCATACACAATTAATTCAAAGGAGTGATTGATAAATGTCAATATGGAAAAAAGAACTGGATTATCCTGCTGGATCAATCCTGTTTGATGTCAGGTACTATAGAAGTCCTGAGTGTTTTGAAGTTATTTATTACAATCCAATCACTAAAAGATTGGAGGTTAAATATGAAGAACCATACATTGATATCTGGTTCTTAAAGGAAGAATACAGAACAAATGAATTCCAGATATCTCAAGCTGATCTGGATAAATGTTATCCTGTTATTTGTAAACCCTCTCAAGTTTGTAAAGCGATAGCTTTACACATTGGAGGTGAATATAAGGAAACATTTGAAAAGAATCCAAATAAACTTGAACAACGTGAAATGAAGGAATTCATGTTAGCTTGTCCTTGGGTATTTAAAGCTGACTTCCTTCCTGATGTATATTTCAGATTACGTTGGTTAAATCAATTTGGAGAAAGTCAGGATGTATCTAAAGTATCTTTTGGATTTCTTGATATAGAGTGTGATGTTATAGACAACACTATTGATGCAAAGGATATACATTCAGCAAATCAACCTGTTAATGCTGCTACTGTAATATTACCAGAGCAGAAGATTTGTGCTGTATTGGTACTTGGTCCTAGACCTGAATCAAAGTTAGCTAAAAAGTTTCATGATCTACTTCATAAACAGGAAGTTGAATATGACTGGATGATCAACCATCAGGAAGAATTCAAAAGAATGATTATTGAAGATGATCCTGATAATAAGAGATTCTTAAGTGATTATGAAATCAGATTACATTTCTTTGATTTCATGGATGAAATCAAATTGATTAAAACAATCTTTGATTACATCAATACATACAGACCTATGTTTGTTGAATCTTGGAATGCTAAGTTTGACCACAATTATCTGTATGCTAGAATAGAGACGTTGAACTACAATCCTAAAGACTTCTTCATTCCAAGTGATTTTAAGACTGATCAGATATATTATCATGAAGATGACAGTAAACAGTTTGCTCTTAAGAACTCAAGAGACTGGTTCTTTGTATCTTCATATTCTGTATGGATATGTCAAATGAGACTGTTTGCTATGATCAGAAAGTCTCAGGCTGAAAGAAGAAGTTATTCACTTTCATCAGTTGGTAAAGATACTGCAAAGATTGATAAGTTGACTCAAACTAAGTCGGGATCATTCAGACAGTTTGCTTATACTGACTTTCTCAAGTTTATCCTTTATAATGTCAGAGACGTTGTTGTGCAACTAGCGGTTGAGTTAGCTTGTTCTGATTGTCAATCTCTGGTTGCTCGTTCGTATATGTTTGCAACACAATATTCAAAGTGTTTCCAGGAAACTCATATTGTTAGAAACATCAGAGAATACATCTTTGAAGATGAAGGATATGTACAAGCTAACAAACTTATAGTTGATCCTTCGATTGATACTGCTTTCAGAGGAGCATTTGTTGCACCACCTGACAAGAATGAACCCACTGGTTTAATTCTTAATTGTAAAAAGACCAACATTGTTGTGTATGGTGCTTTGGATGCTGATGCAGCTTCATATTATCCATCAACTAAGATGGGAATGAATATGGATCCTATGTCATTACTCTACAAGGTAATTGTAAACAATGATGTATTCCGTGAAGGAAGATGTATTAATCATTCATTCAATCAACAGTATATCTGGTACGATAGTAAGAAGAAACCTCATGAGGAAGATCTTACTGGACCAATAATAAACTCTTATAAGAATAAAAACGAATCATCAATGATGTATAACTGGTTTGGTGAATTAAGCATTCCTGATATCTGTAAAGCTGTAGATGCTAAACTTGGCATATGTTAATTGATGAATGGAGGAGGAATTATTAAAATGAAGAATCAGTATGGAGATGACCATATTTCAAGTGTTGAGCTTGGACCATGGGCTGAAAGAATGATGTCATTGTATGGTGTAAATATTAATTTACAACGTGCAATTCCTCAGATAGCTGATGGTATTAAACCTATTCAGAGAAGAGTGCTGTTTGCTATCTGGAGTAAGTATAAGATGGGTAATGTTAAAGTAGCATCTGCAATAGGTGATGTTATGCATTATTCACCTCATGGAGATCAGGGTCTTGGTGATACAATTGCAAGAATGTGTCAGCCATTTACTAACAACATTCCGATTATAAAGGCTGAAGGTAATGCAGGTAATATCACATCGAGTGAAGATGCTGCAGCACCAAGATATCTCGATGTATCATTATCTGAATTTGCCATGGATATTTTGTTTAAGGAATTCGATGGTAAAGTTGATATGGTACCTACATATGATGATACAGGTTTAGAACCATTCTGTTTACCATCCAGATTCCCATTGATACTTGTTAATGGTACATCTGGTATTGGTTATACTTTATCATGTGATATACCACCTTTCAATCTCGGAGAGATTGCTGATGCTACTATCAAGCTTATAAAGAATCCTAAACAGAATATACATCTTGTACCTGATCTTCCAACAGGATGTGATGTTGTTAAACTCAATAATGATACATTCGTAATGATGTCTTCATATGAGATTGATAATGTCAATTATACAATCACAATCAAGAATACTCCTTATCTGAAATATCTTGAGAATATTGATAAATCTTTAAGAGAACTTCAGGATGGTCCTACACCTATAAAAGAGATTATATCAGCTGATGATGAATCTGAGTTACTCAATAATGACTTCAGATATGTCATTCGTTGTAAACCGTGTAATCTGTACAAGGTCGTAGATACATTGTTCAAGCGTGTTCCTGGTTTCAAGGATAGTATCAGTACAAGAAACATGGTTGTTGTCGACATTGATTATACAACCAAGAAATATGATGTACGTCAGATACTTCTGTCATGGATCAAGTTCAGAATCATGTACAAACATGGTTGGTTCTTAAGAGATCTGGTAGCTAAAACAACAAAGCATGATATGCTTGTTGGTAAAATCTACATGATGTCTGATAAGAATATGAATAATACTTTGAGAATTGTTAGATCATGTAGGAATAGAGCAGATATCGTTGAAGCATTAACCAACGAATATAAGGGACACGTATCAACATCTCAGGCCAACTATATTGCTGATCTCAGAATATACCAGTTTACAATCGATGAAAGAGAGAAGACTGAGGCTGAACTGGCTAAACTCGACGAAGAGATCAAACATATCAGAAGTGTTGTCAATGACATTGATAAGATCAAAGAAGTAATCATTGATGAAATCAAAGAGATCAAGAACAAGTACGGATATCCTCGTCGTAGTAGAATCATCAATCTTGATGGTAATAACAATACTAACGTCAAGATAGTTCAGATCATGCTTGATGGTTCATTCATATTCTCTGAGACAGAAACTCCCGAACATCTTGCATCTGATATAACTCCGATATCTGGTGATGAGGTAACTCTCATTGATGATAAAGGATACTTTATCAAGGTAGATGTTAATAAGGTTGATATCGGTAAACCGATGACAATGACTTCTATTGGAAAGAATGTTATGGGTAAATGTATTGCTGCTACTTCCAACAACAGCAATGATATCATAATGCTTTCTAATAAAGGAAGAATCAAGTATATGCCGATTAACAGCATACCCAGTAATGCAACAAGGAAACCTTTAATACCATTAATGGATGATGAATATCTTGTATCCATTATTGAAGTACCAAGTAACACAACTTCTGATTTACTTATATATACAAATAATGGATTAGGTAAGAGGATTCAGACATCTGATTTAAATAAGACTGTGACTGTTGATTCAATGGGACAGTTTATATTAAAGGACTATGATGTATCTGGAATGTTCTGTATCAATTCCAAGAAACCGTTACTTGCATACGTAACAAGACTTGGAAGAATCAGAATCAATCATTCTAGATTCCTTGTAACAAACAAGAAGTTTGCTGATCCCAGACCAATCATTCAGTTATCTCCTCAGGATGATCTGATTGCAGTATTCTGTGCAGATGAAGATCAGCAGATTATATTGAATCATGCTGACAGTAGAGTTTCTACAGTCAACATCAATTCATTGGATGTATCGACAATGGCTACTCCTCCTGAACGTCCGAAACATGTATTCGGAGTTAAGGTTGTTAGAGCAACATTGTCGTGATAATAGCGGGGACTTTCGTCCCCGTTTATTTTTTTTTTTTAATATTTTAAGGGGTGGATATTATGTTAAAACACTTTAAGCAACTTATTAAACCAGCAAAGAAACCTAAGATACGAGTTAAACACAGTAATGTACCAGAACCAGATATCTATGATGAAGGTATTAGTAAACATGTCACTATGTTTAAATACTTCATTCTTGATAAGGCCAATATGAAAATACTGGATGAGATTGAATTAACTCCAGAACAGGCTAGAAAAATAAATGACAATATAAAGGATATTGCATTTATTCGACAATGATATGAAGGAGGAAGTATAATGGCCAATAAACATCTAGAAGATAAACGTGCAATGAATAGACGTTTATCATTAATACAATTATATCAGGAATTCTGTAAACGTCATGGTTTAAGTTATAGAATTCCTAATAATGATGAATCACCAATCTACTCTCTTATATCATCTCTGGAGACCCTTATACTTAAGAATGAATTTAAACGTAATATCGATAGAACCGACGGTGTAGCATACATAAAAGTCGATATTTATCTGGAGGATAATCACATATTAAGTGGATACTTCACTACTGAAGAAATAGATGATATAAATAAAACAGCTACTCTGTTAAGATTGGAATGATTCAATGAGTGTAATAATCACAGTTAAATCAACATCCATTACAGTATCTAATGGATTATTAGTAATGGATTTGTTAGTACCATTATTCAATCTTCTTACATTTGAAGACGAATATTCTGAAGAAACGAAAACTCTTGGTTTCTTATATGATGAAGAAACCGATACCATATTTCTTCATAAGGGTGTCGATTTGAATTATCTCGTAAAACTCATAGGAGATGATTGTGAAATCAGATATGATTTACATGATGAATTCAAAGAAATGGAATTTGAATATGAAGAAATAATAGCACCGAGAAATGATGAACAGGTTGATGTTATTAACTTCATAACCGGACAACAGGATCATGCAGCTAATATAGATGCATCACAGATATTCCTTGTACTCGGAACTGGACATGGTAAATGTGAACCATATTCTTCAAAGATACCAACTCCAATGGTTAAAGAAGTAAATTCAACAGCATTCAGTTTACATGATAAAGAACCGCATACAATAAAATACAAATATAATCTTGGATTCATCAACATGGGTGATATCAAAGTAGGTGACTATGTATTTGATAGACATGGTAGACCCACTAAGGTTCTTAAGATATTTGAATATGGTGAACAAGACATTTATCAGTTAACTTTCGAAGACGGTAGAACAGCTCGTTGTACTCTTGATCATATGTGGGCTTTATATGTTGATGATAAAGAGAAATTCAATACATACATTCTCGGAGAAGACATGATCCCCATGTTCAACGAAGGACATAAGTTATATGTTCCTACATGCAAACATCCTGTACAGTATGAAGATGTCAATATGTATATTGGTACTGAAGATATGTTTGAAACAACAAAAGCAAATTATCTTTATTCATCACCTACCAGGACTGGTGATTTCTTAAACAATGCTTTGCAAACAGCTAAACCAGCTACTGACAAAGGTATTTATTATAAATCATATTATGTACCTGATAATGAATTCCAACAGAATCGTATTGATAAACATATCAATGAAACAATTCTTCCTTTGTTGTATTCTCAAGGA